ACTCGTGGTGCTTGTCCACGAGCGCTGCGATGGTGTGTTGCGGGGGCGGGATCTTCATGCCCGCTGGGCCCAGGGCGGAGCCGAGCCGGCAGGGGCCGCGGCGGGCTGGGGTGCCGGTGCGGAAGGCGCGGCGACTGCCGGGGCGGCGCCACCGGCCAGGGCCTTGAAGCCCTTGACGTCGTTGCTGTCGCCATACTGCTCCGACTTGCGGATTGAGACCTTGATGCTCAGGCGGCCGCCGACCAGCTGGTCAGTGTCCTGGAGCACGGGGAGGCCGATCGAGCGCATGAGCTCACCCATCTGCTGGCGGCCGATCTCCTCCGCCTTGGGGTTGGGGTTGCTCACGTTGAGGTTCCCGTAGACCACGCGCCCGGCGTGGGTCGGGCCGGTGACGTCATAGCGGACGGCGATGTACTGGCCATTGCCCGCCTTCGTGGTGCGCAGCTCGGCGCCCTTGATCTCGACGTCGTACCACCCCTCGGGGATGGGGTCATAGTTGCGATCAGACTGGGGCAGCTCTGCTGCGCTGAAGGACTGCGGTAGTTGTGCCATTTTTATAGCTCCTCGATGGAAAAGGACGGACGTCCAGGTTTGGTGGTGATAGCCCCAGACAGGGGCAGGGTGATGCTGTCATCGGCCTGCTGCCAGGCCTTTACGTTCAGCTCCGGCTTCCACCGGAACAAGGAACCCAGGTGCCCCTCCAGGCCATGCTCTGCAGCAATCTCCTGGAGGAGGTCGACGTCAACCTTGCGGTTCATGCGCTCGGTGACGCGGATCTTGTGCCGCCCCGTATCGGCCCCGGTCTTGCCGAGGTTGTCGTGGGCGGCCTTCAGTCGCTCGTGGATCTCATCCTCCAGCCCACGGCGGCGGGCGACGGCGAGGGCTTCCTCTTCCTTCGCACGCAGCCAGGCGGCGCACAGGTCGTCGAGGTTCATCGGCCGAACTCCTTCTCGGTTTCCTTCCGCAGGATCACCATCATGCGGGCGATCTCAAAGGAGGTCTGAGAGATGCGGTACGCCGTCTCCCGCGGGCTCATGGACCAGGCGTCCAGGTCGGACTTCTCGACCAGGGCCTGCATGGCCATGCCGGCATAGTGAGCACGGAGCTCCTCGTCGGTCGGGATCATTGGCCGCCGTCCTTACGGGGATCTTCCCCGTTGGCGAAGCGGGTGTACCAGGCGGCCTTGGCCAGGTCCTCCTCGGGCTTGCCCTTGTACTGGTGCCGCCAGATGTACTTGAAGGCATTGATCCGCGCATAGGTGCGCACGGCTTCCTCGCCAAAGACCTGGACCATGGCGTCGATGCACTCGATGCCGCCGGTGCGGTAGTGGTCCGGGCTGTTGACCGGGTCGGCGGCGCTGGTGTGCTTAACGCGCACGCGCTTACCGTTGACGATGAGGGTTTCGTCGAAGGGATTCTCGTTCGGCACCGCTGCCTCCTGCTCGGCTTTCTCCTTCTCCCAGCGCCGTTTCTGGGCGGCAGAACGATTGGCCTTGGATTTTTGCCTCTTGTTGTAAGCGCGGGCAGCCTCGGTCGTGCAGACCCGGCACCAGGACTGAAGCCCGTCGTCTGCCTTCTTACGGCGGTTGAACTCCGAGGTTTCCTTCGTCTGCTTGCACTTCGTGCAAGTCTTCATCACCCGGGGCTTGTCGGTGTCGTCAGGCGTCCGGGGTCCGCGCGTGTCATCAAAGTTCATGCTGCACCTCCTTGGATCTTGCGGATGAGTTGCCCCAGGTCTGCAGGCTCCCAGGGATCGAGGCGGCCGGAGCGGTCCTTGGCAGTCCACAGCCCATCGGACTGGCACTGCAGGGAGCGCACGGTGTTACCCTCGGCGTCCTTCTCCACGCGCAGCGGGAGCACGAGGTCGAAGAAGTAGGGCAGCTGCTGCCCGAGCTTGGCGCCGGGCATGGAGGGCGAGTAGAGGATCCGGCCCATCTCGTCCTGGGACTTCTCCAGCTTCGCCGTGAAGTAGACGTGCTTGTTCGGCAGGTCGCGGAAGCTGCGGATCACGGCCCCCATGACGTCCTGCAGCGCGCCGTAGGCTTGGCGGGGATCCTTGGCCGTGGCCTTCTCGTTGGCGAGCACCACCTCGGCGATCTCGCTGATCGAGTCCAGGGCGACGGACTGGAACTGGGCAGCCTCCTGGGATTCGGTCAGCCAGCGGTAGGCCTCGTTCAGGGCGTCCACGCTGGTGATCTCCACGAAGGGAAGGTTAGAGCCCGCGATCGAAAGCAGCCCGGCCTCGGCGGACATGATCACGGGGTTGGGCAGGGTAGGGATGAGGCTTGTCTTTCCGGCGCCGGCTTGGCCATAGACCAGCATGCGCACCTGGGTCGCGGCGACATCGCCGCTGGATTTCAGTTGGATAGCCATCGCTGGCTCCTCTCGTTATGCCCCGGTTGGCACCGCGCCGGCTGGGGATGCTTGCAAGGCTAAGCGCAATTCGATTAGGGTGTCAACCCTTGTCGTCTCACTGAGGAGAAAACACGTTGAAGACAGAGGAGGCAATCCGCTGGTACGGCGGGGTAAAGCGCCTGGCCGACGCCCTCGGGGTGTGGCCGCAGGTGGTTTACAAGTGGGGGGAGCGGCCGCCTATGGCGCGGCAGTACGAGATCCAGGTCAGGACCAAGGGGGAGCTGCGGGCGGATGACGACCCAAAATCTAATGCTTGAGGCGGCCCTGCGCTACGCCAGCTGGGGCTGGCCGGTGCTGCCGCTGCAACCGAACTCAAAGATCCCGGCCACGGCGCACGGGGTACACGACGCGACCACAGACCCAGAGCAGATCACCAAGTGGTGGTCCCGGGATCCGTCCATGAACATCGGCGTCGCCGCGGGCAAGGCCTCGGGGCTGCTCGTCTTCGACGTCGACCCGCGGAACGGCGGCGAGGCGGGGTGGGAGGACTGGGTCGCGGCAAACGGGCCGCACCCGGACGGCTCGACGCAGCTGACTGCTGGCGGGGGCTACCACTTCCTCGGGCAGTACACGGACGCCATGCGCAGCTGCAAGCTGGCCACGGGCGTGGACCTGCTCAGCGACGGGCGCTACTTCGTGGTCCATCCCTCGACCATCGACGGGCGGAGCTACGAGTGGGAGGGGAGCTCGGACCCGGCGGACGGCATCGGGCCCTTCCCCATACCCAAGCGCTGGCTCGACGCCTACCAGGGCAGGCGCACCGAGGCCCAGCAGCGCACGCCGGACACGATCCTCCAGGGCGGCAGGAACGAGGGCCTCCTCAGCGCGGGCGGCACCATGCGCAACGCGGGCTTCTCCGAGGAGGAGATCCTCTCGGCGCTGCTGGTGATGAACGAGCGGCGCTGCGACCCGCCCCTGCCCGAGACCGAGGTACGGCGGGTAGCCAAGAGCGCGGCGCGCTACGAGCCGGCCAGGGACGTGGCCGGGGACATGGCCCGGGGCACGCAGGCGGCCGAGGCGCTCCTGCACCAGGAGCCGGAGAACGACTGGGCAGACTGGGGCGACGACATCGACCAGCAGCCGGCGCCCATACGGTGGCTCGTGCGCCCCTGGCTGCCCGACCGGGGCCTGGCCATGGTCCACGGCCCGAGCGGGGCGGGGAAGTCCTTCCTGGTCCTCGACTGGATGATGCACATCTGCACCGAGATGCGGGAATGGAACGGCGGGAAGGTGGGCGACGGGGATGTGGTCTTCCTGGCCGGCGAGGGCCACTACGGCCTGCGGGCACGGCTCCGGGGCTGGAAGACGCACCACCGGCAGGAGAGGAGCCGGATCCTGATCACCCAGCACGGGGTAGACCTGAACACCCCCGCGGGTTTCAAGCGGGTGGTCGACACGATCCGGGCCAAGAGCGCGAGCCCTGTGGCGATCGTCCTCGACACCGTCAACCGGCACATGGCCGGGGACGAGAACAGCGCCCAGGACACCAAGGCCTTCATCGACGCGGCCAGCAAGCTGGTGGAGCTCTTTGGCTGCCTGGTGGTGCTCGTGCATCACACGGGCAACAGCGACGAGGCCCAGCACCGGGCCCGCGGTAGCAGCGCCTGGCGGGCGGCCATGGACATCGAGATCAGCGTGACCCCAGGGAAGGGCGACCGCCCGGGCACGATCACCATGCGCAAGGCCAAGGACACGACCCTCGCCGAGCCCCTGCACATGAAGCTGACCCAGGTCACGGTGCCCGGCTGGTTCGACGACGAGGGCGAGCCGGTGACGACCGCCATCCCCTTCATCACCGAAGGCGCGGCGGAGGAGGAGGGCGAGAGGGTCAACGGGAGGCCGGGTAATAGGGAGAGTAAATATGCGGAGTTTATTAAGGTCATGGAGCGTGGTTGGTATTGCAGCGACGCGACTTATATTGATGGGCAGCCGTATATAGACCGGGCCAAGTTAAAGCAGATGATGATCGACGACGGGCGCAAGGAGAGCACGGCGAGCAACGACCTCGTGCCATCGCAGGGTAATCGTTTAATTGGGTTCTTAATTAATAGCGAGGCAATTAAAGCAACCGATGGCGGGTGGCTGATGTGCGACCCG